GTCACGCTATACGTCACGTAAACAAGCATACAGAACATCAGCCAGAAGCTAATTGCAAATGTATATTCTATAATTTTATCGATCATTTCTTATCCTCTAGTTATTTAAATTAGTAGCCTGTGACGTAGGCCAAACGGTAAGTTCCTTGCATCTATACTCAATATACTGTTACTAGTTAAATAGCACCTATTCACTATTTAATTTTCAACCTATATCTTATATAGCTGGAGGACCTCTAAATAAGAGGCTGTTAAGGCTGCAATGCTTACTGTAGAAGTTATATCCCGACTATCTACTGCGGTATTAAAACGATCTTTACTATACTAATTCATTTTTTGTTTTTCTTCTTCTGAAGAATGTACAAAGAATGCATTTGTTTTTTCTAATTTATCTACTATTTCCATCATCCGTGTCATAAAACAATCTAAGCAATAATGCCTATTTATCATTAAATTCATAACAAGACTTAATACAAAATCTATTTCTTGATGTCTTTCATTATCATCATCAATATTAGCTTTAATTAATTTTACCGTTTGTGAATAAGCAGCATAAGCAGCTTCAGATTTTTCATCCATATTCTGCTCTGAATTTGTCAAAGTAGTAATCATTTTACGATCAGTCATATTAAATTCCTGGGAATACCCCTCAGGCTTCTTGAGAAGCCGCAGGAGGGGTTATAAAGGCTTTCCCCTTGCCAAGCTATTAATCAAACAGAGGAGGAGCAGCAGAAACAGCAGGAGCAACACCAGGTTTAGTACCAGCTTTAGTGCCTGTTGCTTTCATACGTGTCTGACCATCATTTTTCTTTTTCCAGGCATGGATGAATTTAGCTGTTGATTCTCCTGCTTTGATTTCAGAAACTGTCAGATTGCTATCTGCATGAAAAAATTTATCAATTTCATTTTCATCTCTGGTTTCACCAGAAGGAACGTATTTGCCATTATCATCTTTGACATTCTTATCTACAGTCTGTTTAATCAGACCTAAGGTAATTTGTTTACCTAGCAATTCAATAGCTACTTTTACTTTAGTAGGTACTTCTGCTTTAGCATCACGATTCCAGATATTAATGACTTTTTCTTCATCTTTTAATACATGGGCATCTACACCTAAAGTAAGCTGACTTAATGCATTTGCATGGTTCAAATCAGGAAGATTATGTTTTACTCCGTCTTTGTCAGCGTAATAAGTTTTATTGCCTTTAGCATCACCAGACTGTACCCAAAAAGTTTGACGAATTTCACGTCCATCTTTAGTCTTGAATACACAGTTCATACCTAGAGCACCTCCTGTACTTACAGAAGCATATACCAGATCCACTGTGACTTGATACAAGCCTGAATCTAGTATGTATGATCCCATACCAAGGGAATCACCATCATCCTTTACATCAGTAGCAGGTTTTAAACTTGAAAATATACTCATATTCTATGTCTCTCTATTAATAATAATAATCATGTAGACGTTCAATTACAAAAGCAACGTCATTATCTATGAAGGTTTCTTCCGTGGACCACATACCAAGAGGACTCCTTATCCTCTCATTTACTGTTTCTTTAGTTAATTTAGTTTGGAATACATATTTAAATTCAAGTATGCTTTCTTCATCTGTAATATTTAAATACTTAGATCCATATGGTTCCAATCTTTTAAGATTCATTTTTTTTGCTACAATTACTGTAGAAAAATATGATTCAATTCCCGTATTCATCAATGACCCTTTAACTTTTACAAGAGTTTCAGAAATCATTTCAGCTTCATTAATTACATCTAATGTATGAGCAGTAAAAATTACATTCTTAGTAGATTTTGCAACATACTGATTCATTAAATTCTTAAAGAATTGTGCATAATCTCCCCATGCTTTCATTCCATTAGTTGCAGTTAATACATGTATGGATTCAAACTGATCCATCATGTAAGTTAAACTATCAATAACAATAGTATGAATTTCGTCTTTACCTTCTGCCCAAGTAAATGCCTCATATATTTGATATGGATCAGTTACATTTTTTTGTATAAATGCTGCTTTGAAAGGTAATTTTTTATTACTTTCTGTATTTAAATACAATACACCTGCAGGATCATGTAAGCCTTTTAGACTTAAACTTTTTCCTGTTGCAGATTTTCCTGCGATTAAAATTAAATTATCATTTATTGCTACGTCATTGCTCATTTGGTATTCCGTTTGGCTACAGCTTTTGAAACTGTAAGCATAATAGTATGGAGGATTTCATTTTCAGGTAAAGAGTCTTCCAGCTTATAATTAAAGGCTAGTACACGATCCCGTATATCTTCAATAATTAATCCATTGTCAACTAGCATTAGGGCAAATTTAATTAATTGATTGGATCGATTACCTGTTTCTGTATTAGAAGCAAACCATCGTTCTAAAGCAGATAGATTTTTTACTTGTTCAAAGGTTTTAATACGTTCTTCTGTTTTTCTGGTTTTAGGAATAAAAAGCAATGCATCAATTAATTCACCTTCATTAAATTGCCATTGCTTAGCTGCACATAACCATTTACGTGCTCTTTGGTTAGTTTGTCGATCTACTTCAAAAGGAAGCCAATCATAAAAATGATTCATAAATTCCTTGTAATCAGTAGCTGTTAATAACAATTCATAATTAATAGGAAAGATCATACGAAATCTTTGATTTTGATCAGTATGTCTTTTACTTGTATGCATTAACCATTTGTAGTCTGTAAGTAATTGCTGTGCAGATTGCATAGTAATACCTTCATCAATATCTACTACAATCATATTAAAGCCAGGAATGCAGTTTGCTTCATTACGCCTCATCGTCAGAGTCCCTCAAATGATGATTGATCCAATGGATATTATTTGCTTTGATTAATTTATGTAATTGATCAAATGGAGCTTGTTGATTTTCATACCCTATTGCTACATCAGTGCTATAGGCAAATTTCATATTTTTCAAATCTGTTTCCTGTAATGATTCTCCAGAAAAGAATTCAATTCCATCTCTGAAATATTTACGAATAATGACATTATTTTTATATCCCCACGAACTTGCCATCATTAAAAGTTGATCTTTATAATGGGCAGAACCTTTATAAAAAGTAAGGTCTTCTGCAATGTCTGCCTGAGTAACTTCATTCTCATTATTGGCAATATACAAAGCTAATTTAACGTATGCTTTTTCCTGGGTCATGATTTGTTGAAATGCAATACCAGAATCTTCTACAAGTTTAATAGCGTTATATAAATGATCTTCTGTAATTTCGGATGAAGAATCTATAAAGGCATATGCACCTGCTAATTTGAGAGCTTTAAAATATCGATGACACATTTCAGCATTTTGGATATCTTGATGATCTGCAAATTGTTCAGCTCTACGTTCACAATCTAATTTGTATGCAATATTAATTAATGACACTTCTTTTTTTACAAATAAAGTTGTATCAAAATTAATAATATCTGCCAGGTTGCCTAACTGATGAGAAAGCTTTTTAATATAAGTGTCTGATGATTTATCAGTAAGAATGTCATACACCTCTTCAGGCGTAAGCTGAGTATCTGTTTTGGTTCGTCTGGTATAACCAAATATGCAGCGTCTAGCATATCCAATATCCAACATAGACATGAATTCTTCTTGTTCTTTAGCATCATTAAGTAATTTAGAAGGTGTACCAAACAACATCATATTAGTTGGAGTACGACCATGTATTTCTTCGTTACGCTTATTCTCACTAGTATTTTTAATTAATTTAGGTTTAACTTTACCTACATCATATAATTCTAAAAAAGTAGTAAGTACATCTATATTTCCAAATAGATTAGAACCAATTTCATCCATTTCCAGATTCATTGATCCGGCTGAACTCATAAGTAATTTATGCCTCATTTGCTTTACAGCAGCCGTAGTACCAGAATCAAATGAAAAAGCTAAAACACCTAAATTTTCAAATTCAGCTTGAGTTACAGCTAATTCAGTTTCATCATCATTACCTTTACGTATGGCTCTAAGATTAGCTAATTTAATTAAATTTGTTTCACTTACTGCAGGAAAAGTTTCTTCTAGAAATCGAGTACGAAATTCGTTAATTATTTGTTCTTCAACAATATTAGTGCTATGCCCTTTTCCATGCCCGCTGTTCTGCGTCACGGTAATATGATTATCTTTACGCATTAACCAATATCCAGTATTGGTTGTAAAGCAATATTCACGCCCATCTGGCATAGGTTCAAGAGTTACATTTTTAGGTTGAATATTTTTAATTTTAGCACTAGATTGGCTTACTCTGTAATCGATAGATTTAGTCACATAATCCTTCTCATTAAGAGTACGGACTCTGCCTCTACGATCATTCACATTTAAGCTAATTACAGTATCAAATGTAGCTTGATAAGCATATTGCATAAAATCAGCATCAGCTTTAATTGTGCTATCAAAATTATAATTACCAGTACGTTTATCAATGCACCCATCCCAATGGACGGATTCATGTGTAATTAAAGCAAGCTGTTTTGCATTAGCTTTCCAAGCCCAATCATAATTCTTTGTAAGAATAGGCGGATTAAACCAGAAAGCGGTTTGTCCTGAATCTAGTTTTTCATCAAAAGAAATATTAGCTGCTTGGAGCAATGCACGTATACGATCTACTTTACGTTGTTTTTTTACTCTTAA